TAAACCTCAATAAGGAAATACAAATGGTAGATACAGTAGAAATAAAACGAGACGAAACTACTAGCGAAAAGCCAGTAGAAGAAAATGTTACACAAAGTAAACCTGAAGGCTTACCTGAAAAATTTAATTCAGTTGAAGATTTAGCAAAGTCATATCAGGAACTAGAAAAGAAACTTGGTGACAATGCTCCTAAGACAGATGATGTTGACCCTGTAAATAATGCAGAGTTAAAAGGAGAAGAAACAAAAACTAAAGGCAATGATTTAGAAGTTGCTGAAAAAGCAGTTGAGAGTGCAGGTTTAAATATGGATAACCTTGCAACAGAATATAATGAAAAAGGTGAATTAGATGCTAAATCTTATGACGCTTTAGAAAAAGCAGGTATACCTAAAGATTATGTAAACCAGTTTATTGAAGGTCAAAAAGCTATAGCTGACCAACAAGCTACATCTATTAAAGATATGGTAGGCGGTGCTGATGCTTATTCAGAGATGTCTAATTGGGCGGCAGAAAATATGACTGAAGATGAAAAGACAGCTTATAATACAGCCGTTAATTCTAAAGATGTTGAAACTGCAAAGTTAGCAGTTGTTGGTTTGAAAGCTAAATTTGAAAAAGCAAATGGTAACGAACCAAATCTTGTAGAAGGTAAAGCAACAGTCACAGGTCAAGATGGTTATAATTCTTGGGCTGAAGTTACTAGAGCTATGAGTGATGACAGGTATTCAAAAGACCCTGCTTATCAAGCAATGGTTCAAGAAAAATTATCTAAATCAGATTTGTAGAATGTGGTTAGTCGCACTACGAAAAGTGTATGAAGCAGAAGTTGCGGAGAGTACAGCAATTATTGATACATTTTTAAAAAATTCTGTTGGTGTTGCAGACCATGATAATTTTATGAAAACTATAAAATCACAGTTTGATAAATTAGTAAATGCACGACACGCAATATCTGAAATTGATAAGTTAACAATAACATCAACTAATAAGGAGAAAGATGTACGGAAAGAAACCAAAGAAACCAAGTAAAGTATTAAAAGGTGGACAGAAAAGATTACCTGCCGCTTTAAAAGCAAAGATAATGAGTAAGAAGAAGAAAGCATAATGGCAAAAAACGGATTATACGCAAACATTCATAAAAAACGTGCTAGAATTAAAGCAGGTTCAGGTGAAAAAATGCGAACAGCAGGTACTAAAGGAAGACCTACTGCTAAACAATTTAAACGTGCCGCCAAAACTGCGAAAGCATAGTGGTTGCTAAAAAATATCAAAGTCCTTCTGGCGGCTTAAATGCTAGAGGAAGGGCTTTCTTTAAGAAAAAAGGACATAATTTAAAAGCTCCAGTCACAGGAAACCCTAAAGCAGGTTCAAGAGCCTCAGGCAGAAAAAAGAGCTTTTGTGCCAGAATGAGCGGTGTATCTGGTGCTATGTCTAAAAACGGCAAACCCACTAGAAAAGCACTAGCTTTAAGAAAGTGGAACTGTAACTAAAAATAGTTGTGCAACGCTTATGCGTGGCAACTGCCAACTTTAATTAGCCAAATAACTTGACCCACTGCGGTGGACAATCTTGACTAAATAACTGAATTGAAGAGGCTTTTAATAAACAATAAATAACAAAAGGAAACACTATGGCAAACGCAACTCCAGTATCCGTTGGACGAGTAAATGCAGGTGGTGCAGAAGACGCATTGTTTTTAAAAGTATTCGCAGGTGAAGTAATTACTTCATTTGATAGAGCTTCAAAAACAGCAGGTGCAGATATGACTAGAAGTATCTCATCTGGTAAAAGTGCAACTTTCCCAGTAATGGGTAGAGTAGCGGCGGCTTACCACACAGCAGGTGCAGAAATTAACGGCTCTGACGTAAACCACAACGAAAAGGTTATTACAATTAATGACCTTCTAACATCTTCAGTATTCTTATCGAATATCGAAGAAGCTAAAAACCATTGGGACGTAAGGTCTTCTTACTCTTCTGAAATTGGAAGAGCTTTAGCATTTGTTAAAGACAAGCACATCTTACAAACTATTGGTCAAGCATCATTAGCATCAGCTAACGTATCTGACAGTGGATATGGGGCAGGAGCAACTATCACTAATACTGGTATCGCTTCAGCAACAGACGCTACTGCGGCTAACGCTGTAATTGATACGCTATTTGGTGCGGCTAAACAATTAGATGCAAACTATGTACCATCTGAAGGCAGAAAATGCTTTATTAGATTGGAAGAATACTACAAATTAGCAAACGCTACTAACGCAGTGAATGTTGATTTCTCTGGTAGAGGTTCAATCGCAGAAGGTAAAGTAGTTAAAATTGCAGGTATTGAATTAGTACCTGTAGCACACTTTGTTGACAGCAATGTTAACTCAGGCGTAGACCAAGGTTCAGCAACAGCAGGTGGTTCAAACCCTCAAGCTGTTAACTTAACTAACTACGTTGCTCTAGTTTCACACCCAAGTGCGGTTGGAACTGTTAAGCTAATGGACTTAGCTGTAGAGAAAGAGTACGACATTAGAAGACAAGGTACTTTAATGGTAGCTAAATATGCTATGGGTCATGGAGTATTAAGACCTGAAGCGGCAGTAGGTATCAAAGAAGCGTAATTTTTAATTACGTTCTACTTATACAGGGCGAGGTTAACACAGACAACTCGCCCTGTGTACCCACACAAAATTTAACATAAAGGATAGATGACTACACAAATTACACCCACAAGCGAACTACAAGCTGTAAATATAATGCTGTCTACTATTGGAGAAGCTCCAGTAAATAGTATTACAGGCACTACTACAGTTGACGTAAGTACAGCAAAAAATATTCTTAACGAAACATCTATGTCTATCCAGTCACAAGGGTGGAATTTCAATACACATATAAATTATAAATCATTGTCTTTAGATAGTGACAACAAAGTTCCCTTACCTGCAAACTGCGTTAAAGCAGATGCAAATGCACAATACAGAAATTATAATTACACTATAAGAAGTGGCAATCTATACGATATGGATAAACATACAGATGTATTTACTTCAGCTCCTTCTTCAGTAGATTTAGTATTAGTACAATTATTTGAAGATTTACCAGAATACGCAAGACAATATATTACTATAAAAGCGGCAAGAAGATTTGCGGCTAGATTTGTTGGTGATGCTGAAATAACTAAATTAATTGGACAAGATGAAAATGAAGCATTAATGGCATTTCATCAAGCAGATAGCCAAGAGAGTGATGTAAACATTCTTGCAGGAGATAGTAATACATTTTCTATTATAAACAGAACTAGTAGAAGGACTTATTAATAATGGGAAGTGTTGTTTCGCAATCAATTCCTAACTTTTTAAATGGTATGTCTCAACAGACACCAACACAAAGAGGTATTAATCAAGGAGAAGACCAAGTTAATTTACAAAATGGATTAGTAGATGGTTTATCTAAAAGACCTCCTTTAGATTTTGTAGCAACATTAGACAGCAATAACATTTATTCTAACAAAACAAAATTTTGGCAGATACAAAGAGATGCGGATAATCAATATATTGTAGCTTTATGTAATGGTAGTATTAAAGTATTTGATTTAGCAGGTAATGAAAAAACAGTTACAGTTGCAAGTGGTTCAAACTATTTAACTTCAACAAACCCTAGAGAAAACTTTAAATTAGTTAATGTTGCAGATTACACTTTTATTGCTAATACAGCCACTACTGTTAATGCTGATAGCACTACGTCTGCCGCTAAAGTAGAAGAGTTTTTGATTGTTTGTAAACTTACAAACTATGGTAGAGAATATAAAGTTGCAATAAAACATGGCAACATGAGTTTTGAAATCGAAGTAATATTTCAACTACCTACTGGTAATGATGCTTCTACTGATGCAAAATTTAGAGATACAAATAAAATTACAGATATATTATTATTTGGAAAAAATAGTTCACATTGGGACAACAATGCTGATGGTATTGGATTTAAAACAATTAGAAAAAGTAATGGAGCAATACTTTCAACTACACAAGGTTTAGCAAATTATTCTGGTATTAGTAATCATTTTACATTTGAAAGTTTTAATAGTGTTATCTATGGAAAACCTACAAATGGTAGTGCAAACTATACTATTACTTCTTCTGATGGGTCAGGTAATACTGCAATGTATGCTTTAAGAGATGAAGTACAAGATTTTACAAAATTACCTTTTTATGCAAAAGTTGGTGTAATTTTAAAAATTACTGGAGAAGAAGGAAATACTTTATCAGATTACTATGTAAAATATAGTGGCAACTCAGGCGTATGGAATGAAACTATTGCACCTGCAACTTCTGTTGGTTTAGACAATTCTACAATGCCACATGCTTTGATTAATAATAATGATGGTACTTTTACTTTTCAAGAATTAGATTGGACAGATAGGACTTGCGGAGACATTGACACAAATGCTAACCCAACTTTTGTTAATAGAAAAATTAACAATCTTACATTTTATAAAAATAGATTAGGTATTTTATCAGGTGAAAATTTAATACTAACTGAAAATGCTTCTTTCTTTAATTATTTTGCAACCACATCTACACAAGTTTTAGATACTGACCCTATTGATATTGCGGCTTCAGGTACACAAGTTAACACACTTAAAAACTCTGTAGGATTTAATGAAAGTTTATTATTATTTTCTGATACAGCACAATATAAATTAGATAGTTCAGGTGACAGTGTTTCACCTACTTCAGCTATGCTTAATGAAGTGTCTTCATTTGAACATGATGATAAAGTTACACCAGTATCAGCAGGTAAGTTTGCATATTTTGCACAAGCAAGAACAAACAATACAGCTATAAGAGAATACTTTGCTGATGATGATACTCTTACTAATGATGGTATGGACATTACTGTATCAGTTCAAAATCTAATACCAACTAATTGTTATCAAATTTTATCTAATACAACTGAAGATACATTAATATTTTTAACATCAGATACAGCAGATGCACAGACCGCACCTTATAGTGGAACAGTATCTACAACTAATGCTAACACAATGTATATCTATAAGTATTTCTTTGATGGTGGAGAGAAAGTACAAAACGCATGGTCTAAATGGACATTCACTGGTGTAAAAATTATAGGTGCTATGTCATTAGAAAGTTTTGTTTATGTATTAGCTTCAGAAGGGACTACTACTAAATTATTAAAAATAGATTTAAGAAATTTAAAAGATACTACTATAGGTCATGGAGTTTACCTTGACCTTAAAACTTCCGTTACAGGGACGTATGATGCGGCAACAGATTTAACTACTTTTACTTCACCTTATGGTGCAAAAACTGGATTAATTGCTGTAGATAAGACAAATGGTAATAACTACACCGCAACTAATACCACAGGTTCTACTTATACAATTATTGGAAACCACACACAGTTATTCATAGGCGTTCCATACGAAAGTAAATACAGAATGTCTACGCAATTTGTAAGAGAAAACACTGGTAGAGGTTTAATTGCAATTACTTCAGGCAGATACCAAATAAGAAACATAATATTTAATTTTCAAAACAGTGGGTTTTTTGAAGTTGATGTAACACCTGCAAATAGAGATACCTCTACAGCTATTATGAATGGTTATGTAATTGGTACAGCAACATCAATTATAGGACAACCTGCTATAGCAACAGGGACATTAAGAGTTCCAGTACAATGTCAAAACACAGAATTTATTTTAGATATTAAATCGTCATCTCACTTGCCTATGTATATCGCAGGGGCAGAAGTTGAAGGTTATTATCACAATAGAGCAACAAGGATTTAATGAAAGAAAATTACGTTAGAAAAGCAAAATTAAAAGATGCTTTAGAGTTAGCACCAAAAATAAGAAAAGGTGATAGACAAGAAATTATGGCTTCTAATGGAGCAACTCCGTTAGAAGCATTAGTAATTCCATTTACAGAAGAAGGAAAAATTTATTCTATAATAGGAAGTAAATCAGAAGGTGTAATTGGAATGTTTGGCTCTGTGCCGTCTAAAGAAAAAGGCTACGGAGTTGTATGGTTATTATCTAGTGAAAATTTATTTAAGCATACAAAACAATTTATTAAAGAATGTCCTAAATGGATAAATGAAATGAGTAATGGATATGAATATGTTTACAATTTTGTAGATGAAAGAAATTGGAAAAGTTTAAAGTGGTTACAATTTTTAGGATTTGAACCCAAAACAAAAATAGGAGATTTCGGTATCGGTAAGATGCCATTTTTATTAATGATGAAAGAGGTAAAACAACATGTGTGATATAGCGTCAGCACTAGCAGTAACAGGAGCAGTTCTAGGTTACAGGCAAAAAAAAGCTGAAAATAAAGCTATTGTTAGAGACCAAGAGACAACAAGAGAAAATGCTTTTAAAGGTTATATGCACGATATTAATAAAATTGACCAAGAAAAAGTAAATGCTGATATGGAAAAAGCAAAAGCTGAAATTCAAACTAAAGCTAAAAGAGATGGTGAAATTGCACAAAAAATTAATTTAGGAAATGCAAATGATACAAAAATAATTCAATCTATTAGTGCTTTGTATGATGAAGATTGGAACGAAATTACAAGTGGTTATGAAAGAGATAATCAAATGTTTAAAAATCAAAGAACAGAAGCATACGCTAACATGTCTAAAACTTATAACAGTTTAAAACCACCTACAGACCCATCAAGAACTGGATTAATGCTAGACGTAGCTACTGCGGCTAATAGTGGTTATCAACGAAGTCAAACTAACAAAAAGGCTAAAACAACATAATGGCTAAATATCAAAGACAAGCAACTAATAAATACTATGGTGCGGCAAACGCAGGTTATGTCTCAACAGGTAGTGCATCAGATGGTTTAGTTAAATCATTAAACAATGCAGGTTATCAAGTTGCTAAAGCAGAAAATTTAAGAATTGATAGAAAAAAAGATAAAGCTATTGCAAAAATAGATGAGATGTATGCAACAGGTAAATCATTTGAAACTATACAAGCAGAAATTATTTCAGGAAAACACCCAGAGTTAACTGGTAAATACATAGAAGCTACTACAAATTATCATGCAGGTAGAGTTAAAGCACATGAAGTAATTAATGAAATTAAAGCAAACAAAAGTCAATACGATATAGAAAATGAAAGT